TTTACTACTGTTGTTGCCATAAATTTCTCTTCCTAATATTATTATTTATATTAGAATTCTATAATTACTTTTATATCTTCAATCTGTGTTGTTGTTCTGCTGATAGGATCTCTATTTTCTAAGAATAAAATTTCTCCAGATGATCGATCAACCTCTGGATTACCTACTGCTGCACTTGTTAGGGTTGCTGTACTTGTACTTGTTTGCCCAACAATATCTTCGGCACTTGAGAATGCAGTATAACCTGTTTTGTCATTTTGATGATATCTGATATAATCATTAACTGTATCTTTTTCCACAACATATGCTTGAGCACCAGATGTTTGGCCAACAATTAATTCATCAACTGTAAAATCAGTTGCATTATCTGTTGTACTACCTGTATCAATTTCTACATAACTTGTAGCTTTAAGTGTATCTGCAGTTGCAATTAATCCTGCGAGAGGAGTTGCATTATATATTCTTGGTTTATTTAAGAGCATGATTTGTCTGAAATCATTACCTACTGTTAAATCACCACCATCATTACCATCTAATTTAGTATTTAATGAAATAAAGAATCCACCAAGTTCGGATATTGGATCAACTCCATGGCCTCCTTTAGGTGAGAGGACTGCTCTTGCCGCAGCATCTGAACCTCCACCACCTGAGAAAGTAATATCCACTACTCTATAATTTGTACCTTTATTATTCACTGTGACTGCTGTAACCGCTCCACCTGACACAGTAGCAGTAGCAGTTGCTCCTGAACCGTCTCCTGTAATAGTAACTGTTGGTGCAGATGTATAACCTGTTCCACCTGCTGTTACTTCAATTCTTTCTAAACCTGCAGCCGTTGAAGAATCTCTTGATGCTTTTTGGTTTAAATATTGTGCATAATCAGCTTCTGATAAAACAGCTTCTGCTGCAGCATCATTAGCATATGCAAATGTTAATTTAGGATCAACTGAAATATCAATACTTTGTGCAGTTGATAAAGTGAGCACTGAACCATTAATTGCTGAAACAGTTGGAGTGCCTGATATTTGAGTACCCGATACTGTCATACCAACACCAATTTCTGGTACAGTTTCTGTAAGAGTTACAGTTGTACTTGATGATGTTGTTACTGAAACAATAGCATCTGCACTGAGTGAAATTGTTTTTACAGGCATGTAACTATTTGTTAAGAATTTTTCAGCATCTGCAACACCTGTTGTAAACATATATTTCCATGTATAACCATCTGATTCAGCTGTTGGATCAGTAAGTGTTTGTGTTGGCTGAATGCTTGAAGCACCACCACCTGCCTTAATACACTTATATACCTTAAATTCTGATGTAATAATATAGAAAGCTTTATCGAAAATAGATGAATCATCTGAATCCCATGCGTAATATGAATTACCAGATGTCCAAGTATGTCTTGGAACAACATGAGCGATATCAGTTGCTATGATTTTTTTCATACCAATGAGGTTTGCTCTTGCTTCTCCTAGGTCATCTAAATGATCACCAGGAGTAAATGGTGTTGTATCTGTTGTATCAGATGTGGTTAATGACCACACGTCTGATTTACCTATAGATACATAAACACTTGATCCTTCTACTTGATCTTTAAAATGTCCTGCATTTAAAGTTCTAAAATTTGATGTTACTATTGCTGCCATGCTGCTTTCCTGCTTATTCTATATGTACAAATGTACTTGTGTTATATTTATTTATATCATTTGAGTTGATAGTTTCAATTGTATTTGAACCTAAAAACGCAATTGTTTGGTTAGTGTTATAAAGCCTAGGACTTGTAAAGAAGTTCTCTGGACCTTTCCTTTGTTTATATCCATTATTTATAATGGTTCTAAAATTTGAGTTTACCACTTTAACTCTATGTTCTGGTAAGAATTTAACTGCCGAACTAGATGATTGTGTTATATTCCAATTTAAATTTACAGTTGCTGTTGCTGAAGCACTAGTGCCATCGCCTGAAATAGTAACTGTTGGAGCAGATGTATAACCATATCCTCCACTTGTTATGGAAATACTAGAAACTGCATCACCTGTAAGAGTTACAGTACCAGTAGCTGGAACAGTTGCTCCGCCACCACTAAATGTTACTGTAGCTGAAGAATACCCACTACCACCAGCATCTACAGTGACTGAGGTAACTATTCCTATTACATTATCTCTAATTCTACCATTATCATATAATGTTCTACCATCTTGTGAACCACTTGTTTGTCTTGGATTTACTACTGTACTTGTGATAGGTTGTGCATCATTATGGTTTAAACTTAAATCTAATATTTCTTGTTGATCAGCAACTCGTATTTCGTTATTAACTGCTGAACCTAATCGTACCTCTGGATCAGTAATATATCCATTACCAGCATTAGTGATACTTACACCCGTTATTTCGCCTTCACTATCCAATGTGAATTCAGCCGTTGCTGTAACATTGGTTGAAAGTAAATTACCAAGTGCATCTTTTGCTTGTGGTTCTGGGAATACAATACTTGGTGCAGTTGTATATCTCTTATCTGATTTTCCTATTGCTTCAAGTTCTGCTATCTGACCTTCGTTCGCATTGGCTGCAACTGATCCAAATAAATTTGACCAATTAGAACCTTCTGTATTAATTGTAATATTATCTTGGTCCAATCTTCCTTTTGAATCAATACCAATTGTGACAGTAGGAGCAACACCTGTTTGCCCTGATATATCAATACCATTAAATGTAACTGCTGGAGCAGATGCATATCCAAATCCAGGTTCCACTATGGTAACATTCTCTAAAGCACCATCAAGTTTTGTTGCAGTTGCAGTAGCTGTTTCACCAGTAAATGAATGACTTGTTCCTGAACCTACACCTGTAATATCAATTTCAGCTCCGCCATTTGTAGCTGAAAGAGAAACTTTATCGCCTGTAGAGGTCTTAATAAAATATTGAGTACCACTGACTAATCCACTAATTGCTGTCCCTGTTGTTGCATATGTTACCACAGCTCCTACTGGTAAAGCAGCTTGTTGAGCACTTGTCAGTTTAATTGTATTATTCGTAAGATTAACAATACCTGTACCTAATACCTCATCATCACTCCCATCAAATGTTATTGCTGATGGAGCAGCAATGGTAAGTGTTGGTACATTATAATCCTTTCCACCATTACCTATAGTAATATCTGAAACGGATCCGTTAGTAAGCGCAGCGGTTAATGTTGCCGTTGTATAGCCACTTGGCGTTCCACTGTCAACTGAAGTAACTACTGGAACGCTAGTATAACCACTCCCTCCTGATGTTATTGTTCTACTATTAATGACTCCATTTTTAAGGTCAAGAGAAAGAGTACCTGATCTATGTATCTTAGCAGTTGTTTGTGGTAAGAACATTGAAACAAACATTTCAACAAGAACTGGTATATCTTCTGGTCCTATAATACCTGGTTGCACTCCTGGCATTCTACTTAATGTTAATGCATCAGTTAAAACGGCTCCAGTTAATTGTAAGAAAATTAATATTTCAGCAAAGTATATAAACCCAGCTGGATGCACTAATCGATCATATGAAAGTTCCCAATCACTTAAATTTTTACCTGTTTTAATTAAATAAGCAAACTTCTGATATTTAAAACTATCTTGTAATCGAATGTTATATGATAGGAATCCTTTATTATCTAAATATTGTCCACCCTTTGAGAGAGCAGGATTTGCTTCCCAATTACCAGATGACGGTATTAATACCGAATCATATGGAAATTCAACTTCTACTTCGTCATTAAAAAGTATCTTAAAAAATATTTCAATACTATCTGCTGAACCACGTAATTTATAGAAGTCAATAATTTGTTTATATAATGTTCTTTTATTTACTGTTAGGTCTCTTGGAATTGTTGCAGCAATTTCTTTCTGCATTAACTCTAAATAGTTTTGAGCATTACGATCAATATCCATTGCACTTTCAATTGTATTCATTACATAAGAAGGTCCAGGACCAACCCAGTATTTAACAATTGTAGTTAATTTAGCAGTATAATTATTATATCCACTGAGACCATTAACAGTAAATGTTTTACCAATCTCAGATGTTGATGTTGCAAGCGTGCCAGGTAATTCATTACCATTTGTAATTGCTACATTGACATCAGTTAATGTTATCGTGGTTGTTGTACCACTTGGATCAGTTAAAACAAGAGTAGAATCAGCACCTGTTTCATCTGTAAAGAATCTATTATTATCGTTATTTGGATCAGGTATTCTGAATTGAATCTGATTGTTTAATACTACTTCATTAAAGGTTTCAGTCTCTTGATATATAAACTCGTCCATATTCATGAACGTGTAATAGGCTTCTAAAAATTTTGTAAGTTGTGTTTTATCTTCTAATATTTCAGAAGGTATTAACTGATCAATACGAATATCTTCTTTTGTTTCGACTAAACTCCCGTGGTCGACTTCAATCGCGCCTGGAGTTAATGTAGTTTTATGAGCCATTATTTAAATCTTGATGTTGTATTATATGTAATACTACCAGCTGAACCTGCAACTGCAATGGTATCAATCTCTGGTGTAATGACTACACTATTGTTATCAATAGAAATTAACTGATCTCGTTTTGGAGCTAAATCTAATGAATTTGGTAATACTGTTATTTTAATTGCTGCTGTTGTGTCTGGTCTAAAATTATTGAGTGTAATAGTTCCTTTCGTAACGTCAATAATACCTGCATTAGCAATAGTGGTAATATTTGCATTGTTTACTACCTTGTATACAATAACTGTTCTGTTTGTTGAACCATTAATTGGAACATCACCAAAGAAATGATCTACATTATTAATTTTAAATGCAGATGAACTTAATATAAACGATGTTGAATTGCCACTCTGATAGAATGGAGAAACAAAAGAAAGACTAAAATTATTATCTGCGTTATTTGCAGGAGTAATATTTTGGAACATTCTTGGTCGTATAATTGTATTTAAAATTGATGGATCAGAGTTATCGATTGCTCTTGTTAATTGTGAATGCCTAAATACCCCATCAAATTTATTTAAGTTATTAAAGTTATAATCTGTAATTGTATCTCTGACAACTGATTGTAATTCAACTGAACTTCTATCTGTTAGGTTTGGATTATATTTAAAGTTTACATCTAATTCCAAATAAGTATAATTAGTATCTACAATTTCTGGTGTAATGGAAACAACATTCTTTCCTTTTAAAATAGCACCAGTAATATCTGTTTTTTCTGCAGTTGTTAATTGTTCTGCCAATAAAGGTTTAATTGCAATATAGACTTTACCATAATCAGGTGGATCATTATCTTCTCCACCCCATGTTGATATCGAATCAATATTACTAAATTCCTTTTTAATAATCGCTGAATAATCATCAGCAGTTACAGCTCTGTTTTGTGAAATAAAGGTAAGAGGAGCATTAAATCTTATTGATTCCATTGTCTCTGCGTCTGCACCACCAACAGCTGCAGTATCTAAAGTAACAGTAATGTTACTAAAACCACCAATATTATCTACCATAGAGAAACTATTGGCCCCGTTTGATTCTTTACCTTTTGTGGTAACATAATCAATAGTTACAATATTATTATTTGAAGGCTTAAATCCTGTTACACCATCACCAAAGAATACTTCATAGTATCCACTTGGATTTTCTTGTAAATAATAAACCTTTGATGTTGAATTAACATCTTTTAATGATTCAAATTTTGTATATACATCGAATGAATTTGATTCTTCATTTGACTGTACACGAACTCTTAATGTAGATGTGTCGGCATCATAGTCTGAGAGTTGAAATTTTTGATTCTCTATATCATTATCAACTCTATATTTTAATTCTCTAATCGATCCTTCAGCAATTGTAACATCATTAAATTGATATGTATTTGCTGTCACTGCACTTAATGTTGCCTGTTGAGTTTCTAATACAACGTATTGAAATTCCTCTCCACTGACAACAGTATTTAATTTAGTGCCTCGTGTTAATTCTAACACAGTAGGTTTGGTCCCTACTTCAGCGGCTACATTTACAACTAGGTCAACTTTAGCTCTTGGAGATAATACAGATCGTGGTGTATAACCTAAGAGCTTTGCTCTTGTGACAACATTACCACGAATTTGTGCTGAATCTAAGAATGATTCATTTAATGAATAATGAGCATTTAATGCATTATAATGAGTATTATAAGCCAATACATCTAATAAAACATTTAATCCACTACCATCAAAGTCATAATCATTAAACTCTGTTTGTTGTTTGAGAAAGTTTTTTAAATTTTGCTTAATGTCTGCAAAATCAAGTTCGGTTACATTTAAATTTGTTGCCATGTTATCTGAGCCTTCTTAATATGATTTCAACGCTATCTGCTGTATCATATTCTTTTATTAAAAATTTTACCATAATTCTATATGAGTTATTATCTGATTCATCAAGAACTTTAATATTTAAAACTTTAATTCTTGGTTCATGAGTATCTAATACTCTGCGAATTCCTTGTTTAAGATCTAATTTAGTAATTGCATCTGCAGGTTCAAACAATAAACCTCTTAAATTAGCACCTAGTGTTGGCTGAAAAGGTCGTTCAAAAAAATTACTGATTAATAAATTTTTGACAGCATTCTTAATTGCTGCATCGTCCTTTAAAGGTATAATATCTTTACGAATAGGATGTATTTTTAAAGATAAATCTAAATCTCTCCAAGGCTTCTTACGAGAGACTATTCTCGCTTGTTCCAAGTTACCCGAAATTTGTTTATCGCCTGTCAGTAATCCTGCCATATAGTTATTTATATCTTTTTTCTATTAGTTTGCCACAGAAGTCTCTTGTTCTGCAGGCGTTGG